CAGTCGGTCTCTAAGCGCAGCTGGGACATCCTGATTCCGACCATCCGAAAGGACGGCTCAGAGATTTGGGTCTCGATGAACCCGGAGCTGGACACTGACGAGAGCTATTCCCGCTTCGTCACCAGCCCCCCGCCAGATTGCGTTTCGCAACTGATCAACTACCGGGACAACCCTTGGTTTCCCCCGATCCTTGAACAGGAGCGCAAACACGCCCAGGCAACGATGCCCACGGCCGAGTACGAGAACATCTGGGAAGGCAAGTGCAAGCCTGCGGTAACGGGTGCGATCTATGCCGCTGAGGTTGCGGAGGCGTTTGAGGGTCGCAGAGTGTGCGATGTGCCCTACGACCCATCGCTCAAGGTCCAGGTGGTGTTTGACCTGGGGTTCAACGACGCCATGTCCATTGGCCTGTTCCAGAGGCATCTGAGCCAGGTGCGGGCTATTGACTACATCGAAGTGCAGCAGAAGACCCTTGACTGGTGCTCGGCTGAGCTGCGCAAGAAGAACCTCAACTGGGGAACGCTCTGGCTGCCGCACGATGGCGCTAACAAGGACTTCAAGACGGGCAAGAGCGCCTAGGAAATCCTGCAGGAGCAGGGCTGGGACGTGCAGATCGTTCCGCGGTAGGACATCGAGTCCGGGATCCGGCTGGGGCGCATGGTGTTCCCCCGGGTCTACTTCGACAAGGCCAAGACCGTCCGCCTGCTGGAGTGCCTGAGGCGATACAGGCGAGCGATCCCGGTCACCACGAATGAGCCTGGTCGGCCTGTGCACGACGAGTTCAGCCATGGCGCTGACATGTTCCGCTACATGGCGGCCAGCGTGGATGGCATGACCAATGACGAGTGGGGCGGCAGCCTCAACTATCCGAATCTGAGGGTTGCATGACCAAATTTCAGCTCAAGTCCCTCTTCTTGGCCCCGGTTTTCGGGGCGATTATTGGACTATATGCACTGCTCGTATGCCTATTGCATCCGCGGCACGCGCGTGCATTCCTGGATGACGTTTTTGCGCGGATGAAGAGGGAGCAGACTGTCTGGGAGCGATGGCTGCGCCGATATGGCGAGGCGTCGGAATAACTAGACATGGCGAAGATGACCGACGGCGAGCTGTGCGCTCTAATCGACCGGCTCAGCCGAGACTCTATTGGCGCCGACGACTACTACAGCCAGTAGCGCGAGCGGGCGATGGAGTTCTATCTGGGCGAGGCCCGGGGCGAACTCTCGCCGCCTGAGGTGCAGGGCCGCAGCAAGGTCGTGTCCAAGGACCTAATGGACACCGTCGAATGGGCGATGCCTTCGCTCATGCGGATGTTCGCCAGCGCGGACGACATTTGCCGGTTCGAGCCGGAGAGCCCAGAGGACGAGCAGCGTTGCGATGATGCGACGCAGTACATCGGCTACCTAATCCACCGCAAGAACAACGGGTTCACCGTTCTCCACGACGCCATCAAGTCGGCGCTTATCACCCGCATGGGTGTGATCAAGGTGTGGTGCGACAAGAGCTTTGACGAGCGCACGGAGCGCTACCAGGGCCTGTCCTAGGCCGAGCTGGAGGCGATAATCCAGGACGAAGAGGTCGAGGTCGCTGAGGTCACTGAGGGCTATCCATAGACCGATGCAAACGGCCAGCCCGTTCCGACCTTCGATGCGGTGCTGAAGCGCAAGCGTCCAGTCATGAACTTCCGGTGCGATGGTGTGCCGCCGGAAGAGATTCGCATCTCGAAGAACTGCCGGGACATCAGCAATGTCGAGTTCATCTGCCATGAGGTGGAGCGAACCCGTTCTGACCTGATTAGCGAAGGCTGGCCGCGAGCGCAGGTTGACAAGCTGCCGTCTGGCAAGCCGGCGTAGTCTGAAAGCGAAGAGGACTCGCGTCGGGACTATGACGGGTCCTGGGAGTCGGCGGATCCGCAGGGTGATCGATCCTAGGAGCTGGTCTGCGTATCCGAGGCCTACTTGAGGGTCGATACGAACGACGATGGCATCGCCGAGTATCGCCGGGTGGTTAAGGCCGGCACTTATGTGCACGAGAACGAGGAAACGGACGATCACCCGTTCGCACTCGGCACGCCCATCTTGATGCCGTACAAGGTCATTGGCCTCGGGTTCTACGACCTGGTCGAGGACCTGATGCGCATCAAGACGGCGCTCATGCGGCAGATCCTGGACAACGTGTACCTGTCCAACAGTCCGATGCGTGCGGTGCAGTCGGGACAGGTCAAGCTTGACGACTTGCTGCAGGCGCGACCGGGCGGCGTGGTGTAGGTCAAGTCGGGCACCGATGTGCGTGCTGCGATCCAGGACCTCGCCGTGCCATTTGTCGCTGGCGCCGGCCTGGAGATCGTCAACCTGATCGACCAGGTGAGGGATACACGCACTGGCGTCACCGAGATGAACTCCGCACTCAATGCGGAATCCCTGGCTAAGGGCAGCGTGGGGTCCGAGGGCGTCCAGGCGCTCATGCAGGCCGGTGCGCAGCGACTTGAGCTAGTGGCCCGCGTTTTCGCCGAGACGCTGGTGAAGCGCCTGTATCTGCTCATGCTGAAGCAGGTCACCCAGTACCAGAACCGCCAGCAGCAAGTGAAGATCAATGGCCGATGGCTGGACATCGACCCGCGCGAGTGGAAGAACCGATACGACATGACCGTGTCTGTGGGCGTTGGTAACGCCTCTAGGTAGCAGCAGGTGGCGAACCTGACCCTTATCGGGCAGGCGCAACGAGAGGCGCTTGGGCTGGGTCTGGCGACGCCTCAGAACGTGTTCAACACGCTGACCCGCCTCGCTGAGGCTATGGGCTACAAGGATGCGGACCAGTTCTTTACCGCGCCCGATCCCAACAACCCGCCAAACTCCGGCCCGCCGCCCGAGGTGCAGCTGGAGCAGGTTAAGCAGCAGGGCCGGATGCAGGAGATCCAAGCCAAGGGGCAGGTTGACATTCAGGTCGAGCAGATGCGACAGCAGGCCCAGGCCGCTCAGGCATAGCAGGAGACCGAGCTAGAAGCTCAACGAAACGCCGCGCAGCTGGAGAACGACATGGCCCTTGAGCAATACAAGGTGGACAAGGAAGTGGAGAAGGCCGTCATCCTTGCGCAGATTCAGCAGTAGACCGAGCTTGAGAAGGCGCGCATTTCTGCCGCTGCAAGTGTCGAAGCGGCCAAGAACCGACCGGTGAGCGATGACCGACAAGACGGAAACTGACATTCAACGTGGTGAGCAGGCCGCCCGACTCCTTTCAGAGCCACTGCTCATCGAGGCGCTGGAACTAATCGAATCGGAGTACACGCAGGAATGGAAGAACAGTCCCGCCCGCGACGTGGAAGGCCGCGAAAAGTTGTGGTTGATGGTTCGGACAGTCCAGAAGTTCCAGCAGGAACTGGAGTCAGTGCTGGAGACGGGCAAGTTGGCCAAGCACAAGCTGGAACAGGAGACGCTGGCCCAGCAAATTGGTCGGATGTAGAGCGGGCGTTACTGAGGATCGAGGCCGAGCAGGGCTTTATTGGCCGAGTCGTCGTCCCGTTTGATGGGCCGGAGGTGTATCACCGGCCGCGCTTCGGTTGCCCGGTAGTTCGTGGCGACCATTTCCAGGTGCTTTGCTGCAACGGAGTCCTTCTGGACCAACCCGAGTTGTGAAGGCCCATAACCCAAGGTGAAACATGATCGTTGAGTCAACCGAGAACTCGGAACTCGCCCAGGATAGCGGCGAGCAGGATGCAGTGATGGCCGCGTTGCTGGCGAAGGAGGAAGCGCCGGCGGAGCAGCAGGAGGCAGTTGAAGGCCAGGAGGCCCAGGAGGAGCAGGCGGCGGATGCCGAAGAGCAGGAGGCTCAGGACCCTGCCGAGCAACAGGATGATGACCCCGAAATCGACTTCGGCGACTTTAAGCTGAAGAAGTCGGAGGCGAAAGCGGGGTACATGAAGGATGCCGACTACCGTCGCAAGACCGCGGAAGTCGCTGAGGCCAAACGTTAGACGCAAGCCCTCGCAGAGCAGATCGCAGCGGAGCGCACCCAACGCGCCAACCAGCTCGATGTGTTCCTGGAAGGTCTGCGTAACGAGCTGATCGGCGACCAACAGGTGCTTGCAGAGTTGGCCGCGACTGACCCTGCAGAGTGGGTCAGGCAGAACGCCGCATTTCAGGTGCGCGCACAGCGATTCCAGGATGCCGTACAGCACCGCCAAACCCTCCAGCAGCAGGTCGATGCTGACTCGGAGCGGAAGCAGGCTGAATGGCGCAAGGGGCAGCGCGATCTGTTGATCCAGAAGATTCCCGAATGGTCTGACCCGGCCAAGGCGCAGGCCGAGCAGCGGCAGATTGCCGAGTACGCAGTTCGACTCGGTTATGAGCCCAGCGAGTTGTCGGAGTTGTTCGACGCGCGGGCGGTGCTGGTGTTGCGTGACGCAGCCCGATACGCCCAAGCCGAAGCCGACCGAAAGGCGGCGAAGTCCAAGCAAGTCAACGAGCCGCACAAGGTAAACAAGCCTGGCGCGGCCAAACCAACCCAAGAATAGGGACAGCGCACTGCCTACCAGGAGGCCCTTGCGAAAGCTCGCAGGTCTGGTCGAACGGAGGACATTGAGCGTGCCCTGATCCTCAAAGGAACCTAAGCAATGGCTGTCGTAACCAATACCTTCACCACCTATGCTGCTATCGGCCAGCGAGAGGATCTGTCGGACATCATCGACATGATCTCGCCGACCGAAACTCCGTTCTATTCGATGCTGAAGAAGTCGAAGTGCTCGGCTCGCTTCTACGAGTGGCAAACCGACGCGCTGGCGGCTGCGGCCAACAACGCATAGATCGAAGGTGACGACCTCACGTCGTTCACTGCGGTCTCCCCGACCACGCGCTGGGGCAACTACACCCAGATCAGCCGCAAAGAGTTCGTCATCTCGGACACTGAAGAGGTGGTGGATAAGGCGGGCCGCAAGTCGGAAATCGCCCTCCAGACCCGCAAGAAGCTCGCGGAGCTGAAGCGAGACGCCGAAGTCGCCCTGACCCAGAACACCACGTTCAACGCGGGCGCACTGGGCACGGCTCGCCAGACCCGTGGCCTGGCTGGCTGGATCACCCAGGGCTCGGTTGGCGCCGGCACGGGTGCGTTCCCCATCCCCGCCTCGAACACTGCTCCGGTTGCGGGCACGGGCCGGGCGTTTACCGAAGCGCTGGTAAAGGCGGCGATGCAAACCGCGTGGACTGCGGGTGGTCAGCCGACCACGCTGCTGGTCCGCCCGGCTGACAAGGTTCTGGCATCGGCCTTCACCGGCAATGCGACCCGTTTCGAGAAGGCCGAGAGCGGCGAGTTGAACGCGGCGTTTGACGTGTACGTGACCGACTTCGGTGCGCTGAAGATCGTCCCGGATCGCTTCCAGGACGCGGCGGCGTATCTGATCGATCCGGAGCACGTGTCGTTCAAGACGCTGCGCCCGGTTGAGCGCAAGGAGCTGGCGAAGACCGGCGACGCAGAGAAGCGTCTGATCACCTGGGAATATGGCCTCCAGATGGATAACAAGGACGCCCACGCCCAGATCCGCGATCTGACCTGACCCAACTAGGCGGGCTGGCTCCGGCTGGCCCGCCTCTTCAGGAGTGAAACATGGCAGTTGTTACCTTTCCTGGCCCGTCTTCTCCGAGCCCTACTGCGCCGATTCTGCTTGATGCGGGCAAGGCGATCACCCCGTCCGATGCGGACACGTTTGAGCGTCCGGTTGCGGTCTATGTGGGCGTGGCGGGCACCGTGACCTGCACCCCAGCCAATCTCGGCGCCGATGTATAGGTCACCGTACCGGCCGGTGGTTTCGTGCCGTTCCGTGCGCTCGCGGTCAAGGCCACTGGCACGGCTGCCACTGGGCTTGTGGCGGTGTACTGATGGCGATCCATGTCAGCGGCCATGTGTTGGATGGTCGAAACCTCATCGAGCGCCGGTCGCAGGATGTTGAACCGGTGCTGGAGCAGGCCAAGCAGCTTCGATCCAA